CGTCAGGACCATCAGTGTGCGGCCTTCAAAGCTTGCTCAAGAGCGACGAAGTAGTCGTGCCAGGGCTGGTTGATCTTGCCGGTTGCGTCCACAAGCGGCACGGAGATGGGTGGGCGAGGTGGGATCGTGATCGTCATGCCACCAACACCGTCATGCGCGGTCTCCCGTTTATGTCTTCAGGAATATACATTCCCTGAATTGCCTTCACGACAGAGGCAGAAACCTTCAATCTGAACACTCTTCCGACGTGAGGCACGACGCCTAGTCGCGTACCAAAGCAGCGCCGTAGGTAGTCGCCCTGCACTCCTAATGGCAGTTGCCTTTCAGTGTTGAACACTTTCCCGCCGTTGTCTGACCAACTCAACATTAGAACTGGATTTTTGTCCTGCACCAATGTCGAGTTAAGGCCTACGCCTGCGATCGCATCGATCTGTATTGCGTCTAGCTGGACGCGTGCTGCAGGCATGTAAAACGGCGGCGTTTGAATAAGCATGGTGAGAGGACTACCAGCCTCGTCATAAACATCCGCGCTCATCGTGTAGACGGCGCCGGTCTGGTAGTCGCCAGCTAGAATTGCCGTCCCGAGCTTGACCACATGCGAGACGCGCCACCGTGTGTCCCCGTAGCTCTCACGGTCGTGCCAATTGTTCGTGGTGAGGTTATAGGTTCGCGTCCACAGCGGGCAGGACCATGACACGAAGATGTGCCCGCCGTTGGTCCATGAAGTCGATGTAATCGTGTCGGGGTCCGCCTGACGGATGTCCCGCTCGATGCCATGATCCGAAATCCGCTTGCCGTCGTAGCCGTCCATTAAGCGGACAACGCAGTTGCGGTCGATCCAGGCGAGCGTGCGGTCGACCTTATGCACGCCTCCAGCGCACAAGCATCCGATGTGCACGATTTGCGATCGGGCGAACGGGAAGGAAGCTGCACCGGTGTCCTGCCACCACTCCACGCTGTCACGGTTGAACAACACCACTTCGCCGTCGCGCTCGTCTGCAGCAATGATCTCGTCCGGATCTCCCTCGGCCTGTGCGAAATTAAGCAGAGATACCGTGGTAAAGTCGTCAATCGACGTGATGTACCAGAGGTTTTTGCTCGCTGGCAGGATGCCATAACCGTCGAACATCCCGAGCCCGATTGGCGGCGGCAATCCCGGTATTGACACCTGCGAAATCGTCCACGATTGCGTGTCAACGACGTAATACAGACCGTCCGAGACGAGCCCGACTTGCGGATACGCTCGCCGGTTCTTGCGGATCGACACCGAGCCAGACGTCGGAAACCCGCCGATCAATTTCGATGTTCCATCCGCAGCCAAACGATAGACGTTGCGCCCGTAGACTGCGACGACGTAGGGCCCGACCTCGATCATAGCCCGGCAACCAACGCTGCCAAGCGTGGTCAAAAGGGTCAGGCCATCGCAGGCGACCACCATGGAATTGGTCTTAGTGTCGTCCTGCTTCTCGACGTAGCAGTTGAGATGTCGCGTGATGCCAGCCGCAGAGAAACGGGCGTTGTTCGATCCTGATCCGAGAGAAATGGGGATGGGTGCCATCAGTAGTCGGATAGCTCTGTTGCTTCGCCAGTAGACCGCTTTGCAACGCGGCGTCGAAGACGGCGCTTGGCGCCCTCTAACGCATCGTCGATATTGCCGTTGATGCTGATCCCGAAACCCGGCGACACCACCAGCCCGACGTAATACACGACAGCGGGAAACACCGCGTATGGGATGGCGTTGGCGTCCCACCACACGAGCCCGTCGTCGCGCAGCTCTTCAAGAGCTTCTGTGTACCGATTAATAACGTACGCCCGATCGGCGGCCGAGGGTGTCTCCTCGGCCGCGATCAGACGAAGATCCTGCAACACGGCGGTTGCAAGATCCTGTTGTGTGCGCGTGGCCATCAGGCAGCAAAGCTCGGGTCGAGAAGGTAGGTGACCTCAAGCTTAATCTTGCCCGAAGTGGCGCCCGTTGCCGGTGCTGCGTGGGCTTTGACCTGAATACGCGTGTCAGCCGTGTACTGGTAAAAATTCACGGGCGTGCTGCCAACCGTACCAGTCTGAGCCACGTTGGACGTGCTGACGAAGCGCGTTGCCGAGCTTGCATCACCGACGTCCAGCGTCAAGGTTGGAGTACCACCCGTATCGAGCTGGTCGCCGCCGAGACGAACGTTTGTGATGATGGCGCCCGCTGGCACCCACATCATGTTAACGACGTCATTGAGGGCGAGCGCTGCCGTCAAGTTGTACTCGGCATAAGCGACCACGCTCTGCGAACCGCCGCCGATGCTATGCATCGGACCACGGCCAAGAGCCTGATTAGTGTAGAATGTAGCCATGTTCAGTTGTCCTTACTTAGGATCAGGTGTCGGGCGTTGCGGAGCAGTACACGGTGCAGACGCCAAGATCCTTGGCGACGCCGACAGAGCCAGCCGTGTTGTTGTTCCACCGCAGTTTCGAAAGCCCGTAGGCGAACTCAACGCCAACACCGTCGAAGAAGCCGTAATCGTCCTCCTTCTTGGTGATCGGCGTAGCCGCCTGCTTGTTTACGTTGCCAATAGCTTGTGCGCCGCACAGGAAATTGACACCGACGTCAATGGACGACGTGCCGACACCGGAAAGATGTGTGTCGGGGTTCGTGCCGCTGCCGAAACGGGCTTGATAGAACTCCGGGATCTCTCGGAAGATGATGCCGTCGTAAATCAGGTCTCCGTCTTGGAACAGCGGGTTCTTGTCCATCGCGTCGCCTTCGCGAGCACGTGCGTCACGGTTGGCGTTGATCATTACCGTGTCGTTCTTCAAATCGCGGAAGCACAGCGGATGGCAGAACATCACATAGTACTCACGGCCTTGCGTCCCGGTCTTGAACGGACGGATGATCGGACGGGCGAGGCGCGCACGCCGCTTGGCGAGCTTGGCCACGTCAGTCGTCAGCTTGTCGTTGGTCGAGTCGACCGTCGCCAGCGCCGTCGCCATCACGTTGGACGAGCCATTCGAGATCGAGTTGCCGAATAGCACGCGATCCGAGTTGTTCGTGATAAACGTGTTGCGGGTCGATGCGCTCGCAGCCGAATAGGCCGTGCCATCACTCATGCTGTGGAAGCACGAGATGATGCCGTACTTCAGATGCTCAGCCGACCACTCCCGAAGGCGGGGACGACGAGCCGCCAGCAGGTCAACCGCCGACTTCTCGCGCTCCTTCTTCGAGACCTCGATCGCGTTGCGGTAGTACTCCCAGACAATGTCCTGATAGTACTGGTCCAACTTCTCTTCGTTGCCGGAGAGGCGCTGGTTCCCGCTCACGCCAGCGGACTGGAGACGAGCCAAGAGCGGGATGCGGATGGTATATCCGTCCGTCTTGAGATCGTTGACGACGTGGATGATATCCATTTCCGAGGTCCCCATGTAGGGCTCGAAGCCGGTATCGCGGACATACTCGGGAATAAATTCCCGGCGCCACTTGGTCAGGTCCAAGCCTGCCAAGACTGTGGTATCTGCCATGTTATGGTCTCGCTTGCTTTATCAGCCCGCGCGTCGCCGCCGTCCGGTGGCGAATATGTCGTCGAGCTGCTTCTGGGGATCGACTGGCATGGCCCCTTGGCTGCCCATGCCAGTGGCATCGGCGAGCGTTCCGGGCATGCGGGTCGGCGGCGTTTGAGCGGACCCGTTCTGCGTCAGCTTTCCAGCTTTGAGATCGGCCAACAGCTTTTCGCGCACCTCGTTTTCAATCTTGGTGCGATAAGCTGCAGGATCTTCCCCGACCTCTTGCAAGACCGAAGCGCGGCGATACCATTGGATCAAAGATCCGAACGGGTCGCGCTCCGTTTGGAACTGAGGGGCGATGCCAACGCGATGGGCGGCGTTCAAAGCTTGGTTGACCAACTCGTCACCATGCTTTTGACGGGCCATCACCTCGCTCATGTTGACGCGTTCGTCTATCAACATGATTTGCATCTTGCGTTCCCGAAAATCCGCGTACCCTTGCGGGTCTAAGATTGGATCGGGAACCTCCTCGCGCTCCTGTCGCTGTTGCTGAACAGGCTGCTGCGGCTGGCGCTGCATCTGCTGGAATTGGGACTCGTAGAACTTCGCCCGCTCCTCGGCTTGAATGCGCAGCCGCATCTCTTCCTCGGCTTGGGAGCGGTATTTCTTCCGCTCTTCAACCAATTCTGAGACGGGAACGAATCGTCCGGTTCTTGGGTCGCGTCCTTGTGGCTGAGCTTCGGATTCTGCCTGCTGTTCCTCCGCCTTCGGCTCTTCGGCCTTGGCTTCGGCTACTGGCTCCTTCGGCTCCGGTGGTGCGGAATCCCCACCGCTTTCGCGGCCACTCTTGAACACGTCGTCCAAAACGTCGGCGCCATCATCGGCGCCATTACCGGCTGTCATCATTACCCCCGCTTTGTCGTAGCTGGTCACGAAACGCCGCGTTTACGCCCGCGACGGATGGCGAAACACCGATTTAGCGTCCCGGTGGAGACGAAACACCGGAGAAGGCCGGTGACCACGCACTGCTACTGAATTGGTCCAGGCGCTGCGGCCGGATCGACAGGAAGGCCACCCGGCTCCATGGGCGGCGGCGCGCCTGCAAGCGAATTGCCCTGCTGTTGAGGCGGAAGCATTTCACCCTGCGGCGGCTGCCCCGGCATGGGCGGCTGCCCCTGCTGCTCGATGTCGAGCGATATTTCCTCGAGCGTCGGCTGACCGTACTGCAGTGGAAACGCTCGCATAGCCTGCATGCCAGGAA